CGGTTGGGCGAGATGGTGCAGGCGTACACGGCCATCCTGGGTGACCTCGACGCCGACCGGCTCGCGCAGGCCGCATACCACCTGGCCAGCACCAACACGTGGTTCCCGACTGCCTCCGAGCTACGGAAGGCATACTTCAGCCTGGGCGAACGCGCATCCGGTGTGCCGACCGCAGACGAGGCGTGGGCCGAGGTCAAGAGCTTGTTTCACCGGGGCTATTCTCACTATCGCCCGCCGACGCCGGAAACCGTTAGCCATCCACGGGTCTGGAAGGCGCTGCAGGGCATTGGTGGATGGCGCGCGTTGTGCCAGAGCGAGAACGACGCTGCCGATCGCGCCCGGTTCCTGCAGGCGTATGAGACACATACGAAGCGTGACCAAGAGCTATCCCATATGCTGCCCGGGGTCCGGCAGGTTATAGAGGAGCTGGCAGGTCGCTACCGGCATGCGCTGGCTTCTGGCGGCGACGTGAGGAACGCGAAGGAGGCGTGAGATGCACGGAATAGAATGGCTCAATCGTCCAGGGACAACTGGGGAAACTTGGTCACCCATTACCGGCTGCACCCCCATCAGCGAAGGGTGTGCCAACTGCTACGCCCGGCGCATGGCCAAGCGGCTGGCGGGGCGGTTCGGGTATCCTGCAGAGGACCCCTTTCGCATCACGGCGCACTGGGACAAGCTGGATGACCCGTACCGCTGGAAGAAACCCAGGACCGTGTTCGTGTGCAGCATGGGCGATCTCTTTCACGAGAATATGCCATGGCTCTGGATTGAGCGCGTGTTCAACGTGATGACCGCGTATGAGAACCGCAAGCACACGTTCATCGTCCTCACCAAGCGGGCCAGGCATATGCGTGAGTTCGTGAGCAGGTGTTATCCTGGCCTCGCCCAGTGCTCCTCGCACATCTGGGGCGGGGTCACGTGCGAGAACCAGGAGCGTGCCGACGAACGTGTGCCCGAGCTGATAAACACGCCGTTCGCCGTTCGTTTCGTGAGTGCGGAGCCCATGCTGGGGCCGGTGGATCTCACGCCTTGGCTGGGTTTCTTGCCCACGCGCCTGTGGGGTATGTCGTCAGCAGAGGCGGGAACATGGATCGACGACCACGGACCATACCTCGACTGGGTTCCCTGTGGTTTCGAGACTGGACCCGGTGCTCGGCCCGGCGACCTTGGCCAGGCGCGCGACCTCCGCGGTCAGTGCAAGGCGGCGGGCGTGCCCTACTTTTTCAAGCGCGCCGGCCCTGGCCAGGAGACGCCCGCCGACCTGCTTGTGCGCCAGTGGCCCGGGGAGGCGACATGAGAGAGCGTCCCATCCTATTCAACGGCCCGCTGGTGCGGGCGATCCTTGACGGCCGTAAATCCCAGACAAGGAGGCCGATCAAGCCGCAGCCGCCGTGGTGGGCCGAACAGGTCCATCAGTGGGCGCGAGATGGTGCAAGATGGCGCGGGAAGATTGCCGATGCACTGTGGGACATGCGCTGTCCCTACGGCCAGCCCGGCGATCACCTCTGGGTCCGCGAGACATGGGCGGACACATCATTCGATTGGGAATGGGGCACGAAACAAGAGGCGGTCTACCGGGCAACAGATACCGAGTACGGCGGTCCCTGGCGTCCCTCGATCCACATGCCGCGCTGGGCATCGCGCATCACGCTGGAGGTCACGGACGTGCGGGTGGAACGGGTGCAGGAGATTTGGACAGATCATAAGGGGTCGTCTGATCCGTGGTGCGACATCTTCGCAGAAGGCATTCCACAGGAGGCCGTATGGGATGGAACCGGTGCGATGCCCACGCCGCTCAGTCTGTTCATCCAGTTATGGAACTCCATCTACGCCAAGCGCGGCCTGGGCTGGGATGCTAACCCATGGGTTTTTGCAGTGAGCTTCAGAAGGATTAGGCCATGAAAAAGAAGGAGCCACGAGTCATTGTTGGTAGAGTATGCTGGCGCTGTGGCAGTTGCGGGCGCTATCTGCCTGCACAGGAATTCTATGAGGATCGAAGGACGCCCAATGGTCTCAAGTCACAGTGCAAGACGTGTCATACGAGGACTAATCTCAAAACACGTGACTTGATTAAGAAGCGTCTTGCAAACCGAGCATATATGAGGCGTAATCGAGAGCGCAACCTAGTAAACGTCCGCGCTCAAGAGCGCCTGGCATCACGGAAAAGGCCGCGGACGGTTGGAAGACGGGCTCGCTACTTGCTCAACTTGGCTGTACGCCGTGGCGATATTGTGAAACCAGATAACTGCTCTTCCTGTGGACGTGATGATCTCATATTGCATGGTCACCATGAAGACTACAGCAAGCCATTGGATGTGACCTGGTTGTGTAGTGAGTGTCATGGAGAAAGGCACCAGCATGCAGGATAGTTATCAGACATCCTGGATCTGGGTCATTGAGTTTCGTCACACTGAGGAGGCGACATGAGAACAACAAGATGGTTGGCCGTGATGGTGGTGCTCATCGGCGTGCTGGTGACGACCCAGGTGGCCTCACCGTCGACGCCGACGCTGATGAACGAGCTGCCGCTGGGCCGCTGCTACAGCCGGTGTGCTGCCTCGATCCTGTTGAACTTCGATTGGTGCGCCGATGCGTGTTGGCACGTGCTCGGCGGGGGGGGAGGGGTGAGATGATGGAGCATCAAGCAATACTGCGTGACCTGAGCAAGATCGAATGGGGGCGGTTTGATGAGGAAGGCGAGTTCGGGCTTGTTCGCCGCATCGCCGAAATGGAAAACGGAGCTGGCCTTCTCATCTGGAAGGCGCTACAGATCGCCTATGCACAGGGCCGGCGTGATGCAGCACGACGCGTGCAGACCCAGGCGGAGAACGAGATCGTCAATGCTGGGATGGCGATTTTCGTGGCAATCGGGGGTGGACCCAAGGAGGCGTGAGATGACATTCGCAGTCTCGTTCGGGGAATGGGGCGGCCTCTACTTTGAACGCAGTGAGATGTCGTGGCGGCTGTGCCTGGGTTGGATGGCGTTCACCTTGCTCTTTGAGGATCTGGACGTGTGCTTGGGGCACCTCGTTGCCAAACTTGCCGCCTGGGACGCCTGGGAGCACGCCTGGGTGTTCGGCGGCGACGCGGCGTACCCGGGCAGGGCGGGGGTGACGGACCCAAGGGAGACGTTGGACGATCTCGAGAGGGCGCTGCAGGGGGAAGAGATAGAGGAGGCCGAGGATGAGCACTGAGCAGCCGCCAATGTCTGGGGAGCAGTGGGACGAGGCCAGCACCCGTGGCGCGCTGATCGCCCAGTTGCGCGGGCAGCGGGAGGCGGGGAGGATAATCATGGCGGAACTAAGAAGGCACCGCGAGCTGCTGCAGCCGATATGGCACCAGACGCACGCAGAGATGCTCCGGCCCGAGATACCCGACGATCGCTTTTACAAGGTTTGGGTCACCGCCGGGGAGCTGCGTGCGATCGCCGCGCTGTTTGTGGGGGAGGACGATGCCTGACGAGAGCGAGCTGGCGCACGACATCGACGGCTTCATGGAGGCTGCCGGGTTCCACGTTGACAAGTTCTCCCAGAACCGCAAGACGCGCGGGCAACTCGCAGGGCATCCAGACCGCGTATATCTGGGGCATGGGCGCCTGCTGTATGTGGAACTGAAGGCGCACACCAACACCCTCACCGTGGCCGAAGAGGACTGGTGGGACACGCACCGGCCGTACTTCAATTCGCCATATGTCGACGGGTGCATCTGGCGCCGCTTCGACGATGCACTCGAGTGGGTGGAGGGGATGGAGGAGCTGCTATGACCGCCTACATCCCCGCCAACCCAATGGGCGACTTTGCCGGCGGGGGTGGCATCGCGCACCTCGACGGGACGTGCCGGATCTGTGGTCAGCAGGTATCACGCGGCTGTGACTACTGTAACCGGCACAAGAAGGCAGGAAAAGAGGCGAAGGCAAAGGTAGAGGGGCAGGTGCGGCGCCTGTGCGAGCTGGCAAACCGGCGGCGGGTGCGGCACTTGATTGGCGTGTTCTTTGAGGAGGAGGCATGACCGAGATGGTCAGCTTCGGCGCAGGTGTGAACTCAATCGCCATGACCGTCATGCTTGTCAACGACGGCTGGCGTGGGCCGATTGTGTGGGCCGATACGGGCGGCGAGTGGCCGGAAACGCTGTGCTACATGCGAACATTCGAGGACCAGTGGCTGAGGCCGAGGGGGCTGGAGATCACGCGCCTGTCGCCCGCCACACACCCTGAGCTGTACGACGACAAGCGGATAGGTGGGACAACTGGCGTTGAGACCCTGGAGCAGTATTGCCAGCAACGAGGCATCATCCCGCTGTTGGCCATCCGCTGGTGCTCAGTAGAGTTCAAGCGCAATCCGCTGGAGAACTGGCGGGAGGCGCACGGATTGGAGCGCACGTGTCTGGGCATGAGCGCCAGCGAACCACGCCGCATCCGTGACGACCCGAATGTGCGATACCCGCTGTGGGAGGAGGGCATCACGCGCGGTGAGTGCCGGCGCATCATCGCCGAGGCGGGCCTGGAGCAGCCCATCAAGAGTGGCTGTTTCTTCTGCCCAGGCCAGCGCCTCGATAACTGGCGGCGGCTGTACTATGAGCACCGCGACCTGTACGACCGGGCGGTAGCTCTAGAGGATAATGCCAGTGAGTACAACCAGAAGTGGGCGACGCTCGACCCCCATGGCATCAGCCTGCGCGAACATGCCGAACGCCGGTGGGTGGGGCAGATGACGATGGATCTCAGTCAGTGGCTGCCGTGCCTGTGCAGTCTGTGAGGGAGGCCGAGTGCGCTACCTAGCGTGGGCGTTCATCGGTGCCATGTTCGCCATCCCGGGCCGGTGGTGGTGGCTGAAACGGCGAAACGGGCGGCGCGTCCGGTGGCGGGTACACGGGGAAGAGTATGAGGTCGAGAGGAGGCGCTAGTGACCAATGAGCCGGGGCGAGCGGCTTGTAACGGAGATGACCGCGAATATGTAGCGACGGAACGGGTGGGCGTCATCGTGTGGCAGCTTGCGCACGGGGACGCATTGACCACGGCCCAGGTCGCTGACCTGGCGGGCATATCTCGGCAAGGCGCATACCAGATGCTCCAGAAGCTGAGCCGGGCTATCCCCATTCTGTGCTTCAGTGGCGAGTGGATGCCCGCCGTGATGGCCGAAGTGCTCTGTCCAGACGAACTGAGTGAAATGCCCTTCTAGGTAAACAGTCTGTTTACCTCCTTGTGGTATGCTATCTTTGGACCACTGTACCAACCACGGTCCCGAGAGGAGCATGCCTATGCTTCTCCCAACGACAACTAGGCACCCCGCCAGGGATCGTATCCCTGGCCCAACGCCGCAGTGGGCGAAATTCGGCTACAGGCCGTGTGGTGCAGCACGAAGCACCCTATACCCGCCGGCGTTAAGGTAATGGCAACGCGTGCCTGCACAAGCACGCGCCCGGTCACTAAGTCGCTAGGCGTCTTGGTGGCCACAGGTAACGGGCCGGCCCTAGTGCGCACCGAACTTGCCCGACGGGGCAGGGGGGCGGGCCGGCCCCAATATAGGAGGAGCATACCGATGTCAGTCGATTTTACTCTGCTCTCCCAGTTCCTTGCTTGGATCGTGTGCGGCGGTGGTGCAGGCGTCATTGCCTATGTTCTCATGGACAAGGTGCGCCTCCTGGCCGAGCTCGCACCAGAGGTCAAGCGATACGCATCTCTCACGCTCGCTGCCGTCCTTGCGATGGCAGCTTTTGCGTTGGGCGTGTTCCTTGGCTATGAGCCACACCCGGCCAACGCACAGATGTGGGTGGAGGATCTGTTCGCCGTCGCGTTTGTGGCGACGAACCTGAGCCAGATCATCCACGGGCGCAAACAACTTAGATAGTCACCACCAACCGTGAGGGGCGCGCGGAACACATGACATCAGATCCGATCAACCTGACTACCATCATCCTGGCGCTACCCGGCGTTGCGGCGTTGGTCGCTGCTGTCTTGGCAATGCGGGCAGCCAAGGGCCAGCGCAACGAGACAGCGGCCGACATCAAAAAGACGGACATCAACGGCCAGTCGATCGTGATCGCAAACCTGGCGACAGAGGTTGGGCGACTGAGTGCTCGGGTGACTCAGCTTGAGACAGACTACAACCTGCTGCGCTGCCAGTACGATCACGTTCTCGGCTGGGCGATGCCGAGGGGCTACGAACCCCCGCCGCACTGGTAGCGGATGGCACGCCTGCCCAAGTACATTCAGAAGCGGGGCGATCGATACCGGGTCGTGTTCCCGCCCGGGATGTTTGAGCAACGTTACCACAGCACGCACCACACGCTGGCACAAGCTGTGGCGACGCGCGATGCAGCAATGGCCGAGATTGGCCTGGAACCGCCGCGAGACGATGCACCTGAACAATCAAATACCGCCGAGTTCGTAGGCGAAGGCAACTATGCCGAGGCGTCCAGTAACGGCACCCAAGTCAAGACCCTGCAACAGCTCATTGAGGCGTGCAAGGCGGACCTTGGGATATGGTATGTCAAGAACTGGTCGGTCAAGGTCTGGGACGGCTGGGCCAAGAACGAGCGGGTAGACCTCACCTGGCATCAGGGCGCGATAGATGAAGGCTATGTCAAAAAGCAGGGCATTGAGACCAAGACCCTCTATAGCGTTCATGCCGACTTCATCCGGCGCGAGTTGGTGGCGCTCTTGCCCACGGTGCAGCCTATCGTCTGCCCGGTCACGTTCGGGCCGCCGGCAGGCCCGGGCAATGCCGACCTCGTGCGGTCGCTCATCTTGGCCGACCCGCATTTCTGGTATCGTAGGGTACTTGGCGAGCTGGAGCCAATACACGATAAGCGAGCACTCGACCTGGCGCTACAGATTGCAGATGAGGCGCAGCCAGATCGCATTGACATCTTGGGCGACCTGCTCGACATGACCGACTGGACGACCAAGTTCCTGCGTTCGCCTGAGTATTGCGGGCACACGCAAGCAGCACTGGAGGCAGCCTATACCTGGCTCTACAAGCTGCGCTCGCTGCTACCTGATGCGGAGATCCGACTATTCGAGGGCAACCATGACGAACGAATGCGCGAGGCGCTGTTGGTGCACCTGCCTGTTGCCTACGGATTGAAGGCAATGGACGAGCTGGACCTACCGCCAGCGCTGAGTATGCCCAAGTTGCTGGCCCTGCACCAATTGAAGATTGAATGGATAGGCGACTATCCCGACGAACTGGCGTGGCTGAACGACCACATCAAACTCAGTCACGGCGACAGCTCGACCAGCGTGCCGGGTGGTACGGCGCGGAACATGATCTCGGATTCGACCGCGACGCACATCTTTGGGCACATTCACCGCCGCGAGCTGGTGAGCCAAACGCTACACACTCGCCAGGGGCAGCAGGTGATCGAGGGATTCTGCCCGGGCTGTCTGTGCCACGTTGATGGGCGCGTTCCCGCCAGTAAGGGGGAACAGAACTGGCAGCAGGGCATGGCCATTGTGGACTATGAGCCGCATGGCGCGGGCAAGGCGATCATGCCCATTGCGATTGAGAACGGCACGGCAATTTGGAATGGACAGAAGTATGAGGCGTAGCTGCGGCCCGGGCTGCAGAAGGGCCAGCAGATGGTGAGGATGACATTGTGAGGAGGAGGAATGAACGTAGACACTAACCACCTGGTGGCGCTCCACAATGCGCAGAGAGATGCCCTTCGTGCATTGGACTATGAGGAGATTCCAGGCGACTTGGAGCCGGCGGCGAGAGCGGTACTTCGGGGCCGAACAGAGGCATACGTAAGCCGCACTTCTGGTGGCAAGCTCTCGAAATATGCAGCCAAGCGGCGCAAGGAGAAACGAAAGCAGGCCCGAACCGCACGCAAGCGCAACCGAAGATGACGTTATAGGGGGTTCAGTGACGGATGTCGCCCGGCAGGGGTTTAGGAGGGCGGGGCAGGCGAGCATTGAGTCTGCGCGTGGGCCGGGCGCCATCCATCTGGAGGGATGATGCGTGAATGACGCCACGGCCAACCAGGGGCGAAACTGGAGGCGCGTATTCACAGCACGGGAACAAGCGCGGATGGTTCGACTGGCCCCATCCAAACGCATTTATCTTCTCCTCCTTTTTGATGCGTGCGGGGCGGGGACGGGTGGGCGCCTGAACCGCCCCCACGCTGAGGGGTCCGGGGCGCGTCTTTGACACAGCAGGGACTAGATGACGAGTGGCCGAACTGAACGAGCTAACGACCGACAAGCGACGGGTATTCGTGGAGGAGTACCTGCGGTGCTGGAATGGCACAGAAGCTGCACGGCGGGCAGGCTATGCTTGGCCCCGTCGTGAGGCTAGTCGTCTGCTGTCAAATGTAGACATTCGGGAGATCGTTGAGGAACGCATCCGCGAGAAGGCAATGTCTGCCGACGAGGTGCTGGCCCATCTTGCGGATATTGCCCGCTTCGATGCTGGCTTGCTATTCGGCAAGGCGGGCATCATTGACTGGGACAAGGCCAGAGAGCGGGGCATCACCCGCTTTGTCAAGAAGATGGAGTGGGCACCCGGTGGTCTCAAAGTGGAGCTGTACGACAAAATGGATGCCCTGGAGCTGATCGGCAAGCATCAGGCAATGTGGGTGGAACGCCAGGAGTTCAGCGGCCCAGATGGAGGGGCGATCGACATCCACGACAGCCGCTTCGACGCAGCGCTGGAAAAGGTCTACGACCAAGGCGAAGGGGAAGACACGTGACCCTGGCCTACGCTGGCACGACCCTACACATCACGCCGCGCGAACGCTACGCACGAGCCGGACGCGCCGCCGGCTGCCCCGCTGACCAGCTCGCCAACTTCCGGCGTGGCCAGTATGTCGCCCAGCCGAAGCAGCTACAGTTCCATGCCGCGGCGCGAGAATGTGACCGGC